TTTACTCCCCCGTTAGAAAGTTGAGAAGCTCCTCGGCTTGTAGTCGAAGATCAATGCTTGCTTTGTGTAGTTCTACGCTCATGTTGACTAAAGCCAGGACTCGTGATTCTAGCTCACTGGAATCCATCGCGTCTTGAATAACGTCTTGAGCAAGTGCTTTGGCTGCTGCTTCATGTAGATTCATTGCTAATCCTTTGTATCTCACGGTTGATGTACCAGACTGCCTTCTTAAGATCCTCGACCTGGTTGCCCTTGAGATCAGCCCTCCAGATGTATTTCACTGCGTTACCGAGGTTAAATCCCATATGCTCCGTGATCTGGATGCACTCAACACCCGAAGGATGCTCAGTGTAGTGTCTGGGATGGTTGACGTTGTCGCTCACAGTAACTCCTTTATGTGCTCAGGAACCTTTGGTAGCGGAGCCCATGCAACCGCCCAATCCGACCAATGCCCGATCACACAGACACCTCCAGGGTTCAGCAAAAGCATCTTGGTTCCCAGCGGAGGTGTTTTGTCACTTGGTGTCATCCAGTGGGTATGCCCTGAAACATAGTCCTTCATACCTTCCTCCGGTAATACCAGGCCCAAGCACCATGCCTCCCTTCTGTCCACCTATACCTAGACTCTCTCTCGATCAATCCCTTTGACATCAACACCTTTAGATGCTTCCTTGCACCCTCTGTCGTACATCCAAAGTGCTCTGATAGCTCGATGAGCGAGAAAGGTTGAGTAAGATGGTTGAGATACATCTGCTCGGTTTTTGTCAGCGGTTTGTGCTTGCGGAGAATCTGACGAACTAATGCTTTAACTTGATCTGTGTGATGAACAAGACCGAGGTTATGCGCCATTCTCTGGATTTCAGCGCCGTTCATTGTTCTTTTCCTTTAATTTGGCTTCGACTGCTTCAATCAAATAAACACCCCACTCTCTAGTCCTTAATAATTCCTCATAATCATCATCCGTCAGCCCAACCCATTCCTTCTTTTGTGGTTTGCTTGAAATACAGGTAACCGTATAAGGCCTGCCACACTGGCAACTCCATGCCACAGGCCCGTCTGCTGGTGTCTTTGCGTTTTTGTTTTCGCTCATGCTAAGAACTCCTTGATGGCCTCGTACACATCCGTGCGTCCTCTTTCGCCATCTTGATAATGTCGTCTCTATCCACCGTTCTTCTCCTTCAGCTTAGATTCAATCTCACGAGCAAGTCCATATCGTGCAAATCGGTTTACAAGTTCGTCCATCTCCTCATCCGTCAGCCCAACCCATTTACGCGGCGCAGCGTAAAGTTTTGCGTTAACCTCAATCCCGCTTGCATCATCCCAGGCGACACAAGGTCTACCATTTGGTTCAATCCGGTAAACGTGAGCCACAGGCTTTGGTTCCCAGTTCTCACACTCACACACATACCTGTCAGCGTTGTGTGATGCGTCACGCATGAAGCCATGCGGTGCATCTGGATGTGGGTTGCATTGCAACCTGTCAGTCATCTGTCTTTTCTTCATGATGCCCTCAGATTGAAAGGGTTGTTGAAGTTGATCTCGAACACTTCCTCGACCGACCCGTTTTGCAGAATCTTCTTCTTCACCTTTGAGTCTGCTGCAAGATAAGAATAAGAGAGCCCTGCTTTCTTGGCCGGAGAAGATTGCTTCCAGACCATGCCCCTAATGACCTTGCCATCAAGAATAAGAGGCTCTAACGAGTTCTGGATAGACCGTGGGCTAACTTTTAACTTCTCTGCGAGCTCAACAGTCGTAACCGGTGTTGTTCTTGACTGTAGGTACTTTAGACAAAACTCACCCCTGCTAACCTTTTGTCTCATGCCATATCTCCTGTCATGTCGATTTCTGTTTCTTGCAAGGTCTTGGTTGCCAACTTCAAGTCTTGCAAGAGAATCCGCAACTCTCGGCTGTGGACAATCACATAATCATCTTGCTCTGCCAGCTTTTGTAGCAGTTTGTATGCTCTTTCTTTCTCGTTCATAGAACCTCCTTTTGTTGTCTTGACATCATCGCCTTAATCTTAGCGACCTGTTCTAAGCCTTTAGTCTTATCTATCGTCATTTCGAGACGCTGATAAAACGGAGGAGGAGCCTGTCTGCATAGAGCCCTGAATTGCAAAACATTGGGAGGTTTGTCACCAGGCAAGCACTCAACCGCATAAGAGATGGCATGAGGAAGGTTTGCAAAGCCAGATAACTCGTGAGCCCAGTTCTCCATAACCTCCTGCATATTCATGTCTCGATACTGGTCGAGAAAAGCCTTTCCGTAGGTCATAGAAAGTTTCTTGAAGATGGCTTCGATCACTTGCAAGTCCATGATTAGCCCTCCAACAAGTCTTGACGAGGCGTGATGTCCTTCTCTCTCCTGTTTCTGCCGAAGATGATGTCCAAAGACTGCTTGTAATGATCATCCTTCTTGAGATCGTCTGTAACCCACTCAGCCTTAAATCCCTGCCATCCTCTAGCGCAGCAAAGCTGCAAAGCCTTCTCAAGCGATATGCCTGCGTTAGAAGCCTCTTTTCTAATCCCTTTTATGGCTGTGTCAGTGATAGGCGATTTCTTAGCCTTCCTGAGAGCTTTGAAGTCAGCCCAAACAGATTCATCAACATCATCAGGACGAAGCGAGCTTGCCGAGCGTGTATTTATAGTTGGTTGTTGGTTATTGGTTATTGGTTGTTGGTTATTGGTTGGTTGCTCGGTCGTTGAACGCTCGTTGAACGGCTGTTGAACGCCCGTTGAACGCTTGTTCATCGCTCGTTTAGCGGCCGATGCTTTTCCAGCCTTAGAAGCAGACTCTAGCTGCTGATGATAGTGTCCTATCTCTCTATCGCATCGCTTGTGATGCCAGCTTCCTTCTTCAAGCGTGAAGAACATATTTAGAAGCCCTGAGATCACCTGCTCTTTATCTCGCCCATTGACTTTCATGGAAAGCTCAAACAACGAGTCTGGCAAAGGTTTTTCTGTGTCGTAGTAAAGCCAGAGCAGCTTCATGTAAATCCCAACCTCTTCGTTGGTCAGGAATGAAGTGTCTTTTATGAAGTCACCGATATGGTGTTGGTAGTAGTGCATAAAAACCCCATCAAGGTTAGTCATCACTGAAAGATGCAAAGGGCAGGTGGGTGATGAGACCACTTTTCCCCCCGTCGGGGTATCCCTTGCCGTACAACTATAGCAGCATTATAGCTCTATTATTTTGCAAACCCATCCCTCTTTTAGCTTTGCCCAGCCATGAACCTCGATCTTCCATCCTGCTCGCAAGATAGCCGGAAGATGCTCACACTCGCTTATCTTTTTCACCCTGGCGTTTATGTTGGCCCTGCTCGTTGTCTGCACCAGTAGCGTCTCTTCGTCTCTGAGACAAAGTATGTCTCCGATACTGAAAAGGTCTTGTCGAATACGAGCCCAAGGGTTCCAGTGCTCGACTATTTGGCATAAATAACCTCGCTCCCTAAGTAAGGCTAGAGACCTCTGAGTAGGACTAACCGACGAACGGCGTGTTTTCTTGGTGTCAGTGGCAGAGATTGTCATTACGGCGACAGTCTTAATGGTTTATCGAGCCTAAGATTACTCCATCGCAACAAACAAACAGGAGTAAACGAAATGGCAAACATTACTTACATCACAGAGCAGTGCGGAGCGAAATGGCAAGTAGTTTCAACAGGATTGCATGGAGACCGCGCATTTTGGGTTTTAAGAGTTGGCGGCAAATCGGCTGCAAAGCCATCTGTCGTTGGCTTTTACGTCAGTAGCATCAACGCCGCTGCTGAAGCCCTTGCTAACTAAATTGCATATCAAAACAACCAGGGGCTCCGGCCCCTACCAGGAGAGCAACATGAAGATCACACTTACAGAAACCGAAGTCGCAAAGATCGTAGAAGATTTTTTTGATCTTAAGTACAAAATGAAGATCACATCAACTGTGTTTCGCGCGAGCTACTCGTACAGCTCAGTTGATTTCTGCACACTTTCAACAGACGCAGAGGATAAAAAAGATGAACTATGACTGGTGGCTAGACAGACAACTTTGGGAATACGACAGGGAGAGAGAACGTGAGCACCAACAACAGTTGGAACAACAGGAGTTTGAACTTGGAGAAATGGAAACCGACGAGGAGTGATTGGGTCTTATGCAGCATATTGGGAATCTTTTACGGGGTACTCCTGTTCCTATTCGTAAGGTAGAAAACATGAAATTCGCTGAGTTAAACAAAATCAACGTCAACAGCAAGAAAGAAACCAAGATGGGTCTGTCGTACCTGTCTTGGGCCTGGGCTGTCGAGCAACTTCTTTTGAATGATCCTAACGCTACCTGGGAGTACAAGCCTCATCAGATGTGGAACGAGACGGTCATGGTCTTTTGTGAAGTCAAGGCCTTTGGTGTCTCAAGAATGGCTCAACTTCCTGTCATGGATAACCGAAACAAGGCGATCTCTAATCCTGATGCTTTTGCAGTCAATACGGCTATGCAAAGGTGTTTAGCAAAGGCAATCGCTTTGCACGGCATCGGTTTGTATATCTATGCTGGAGAGGATATTCCTAGCGATGAAAAAGTAGACGAACTCGAAACCTACAAAGCAAAACTTGAGGCAGCAGAGTCGTTAGACGCGCTCAAAGCAGAGTTCTCTCCGGCTTATAAAGCTATGAAGGACAAGCCAGAAATAAAAGAACTCGTCGCTGTTTACGAAGCCAAAAAGAAAGCACTTACGGAAGTCAAATGAACCTAGACCGCTTTGAAGAGGGTTTGATCGACGACATCCAGACTGACCGCTGCAAGAAACTCTTGTGGTCGGTCATCAACCTGGCAGTAGAAGATG